GTCAGTGTATTCGATCAACACATTCGGCTTGGGTCTTGACATCATTATCTCCGTAGTTTATTTATCTCAAAAACTACGTGGTTTTGAAACTGCCACCACTCAATTCTACCGTACTTGTCTCTTGTTTTGCAACGGTCTTTTGGTTACGCATGCCTTCTAGAGTCAGTAATAGTTTTGTAATATCACTATGCAGATCTTTAGCATCACGCAGGCTCATGGTCAAGTCACGTTGACCACGGCTCTCTGCGGCTTTGATAGCATCAACAAAACGGTTGATGTGCAAACTCATTTTACGAACTGTTCTAGCTCAGGTGGTGTCCAACCCACGGGCTTTAGGACCTTGCCATCTTCACGTTTGCGAACCTTGCCAGTCTCGTGATCAATCTTGGCAAAGTTAGTACGCATGACTTCTTTCCAGGCGCCTTCTGCGTCAACGCCGAGGCTATGGATAGCACCCACAGTGACCACAAGGATATCGATCAGGGCATCGAGATCGTCTACTTTGTTGTCACTGGCCACTAGTTCTCCAAATTCTTCTTGAATTAGATTACAATACAGTTGATATTGATCACGGTTGAATTCGCCCACAGACTGATCGCAGGCTCGCATGAATTTTTCTTGATCACGAAACGGATTTGTCATTTGCTTGTTCTCGGGTTTGAAAAGGACCTTGGTAAGCATACCGCTCCAGGGTAATAAGTTTAGGGTGTTGAATAGTCTTCCACTTGCGATGTTGCTTGATACGGTACCAACCAGCAGCAAACCACGATTTAGATTTGTCTTCTCTAGTGAACAGTGGTAACTTATGTTTCACGTCCCATATAGGATTGAATACACGGCCATTAACTTCATGACCATATACCATGTTTGGTGGCAATGGCGTTGCAATCTCAGGTGGCTCAAACTCAATGTTCACAGCCTCTCGAGCCATTTTAACTGTTTTATAACTCACAACATTGTCATGAATTTTTATAATACAGTTACCGTTTTCGTTTACTTCAAGTTGACCAATCTTGCGATTATCTTTCTTGAGTATCCAGTACTGGTTCTCCACCACGGGTTTGGCTAATATCATCTAATACTCCTTTGTATGTTTCATTCATCCAGCGACTGACTTGATCTGCACTGTCACTGAGTTTGGTCAGCTCGTACTTGCCACAGAACTTTAGGAAGTGTGCGCCTACCATGCCCACATCCTTGTGTGAGATTTGTTCACGAATGCAACTATCCACAACTGCTTTAACATTGTCCGGCTGTGCTGTGAGATCAACCAAGGTGCAATTACGCTCGTAGTCATCTAGCACACGATGCTCGGCACCGTTGTGGTCGGTCCAACGTTGCAACATCAGGTTGTTCCAATTGTATCCGCGCTTGTCTCTGTCTCCAAAGGCCTCACGGAGACCAACTTTATTCTTTGTGCCTTTCTCACGTACTCCAGGATATGCAGAAAATACGTTGTCGGATGTGTCGCCACGCATGCACTTCTCAAATAACAGCCAGGCTGGATCCGGGATGGTTTTTGGCTGTTTAGTTTTCTTATCATTGACACGGTTACCTTTAGCATCGAATATGCCCTCCAAGGTTAGTAGTTCATCGGTGATACCATTGTATTGTGTGACGTTGGCGGCCAGCAACTGCACGAAATCAGTGTCTGAACTTACAACGGTGTGTTCATCTTGGGGGTGTAAAGCAATCCAACGTGCTATGATGTCATCTGCTTCGGCAGTGGCACAACGGATCACACTACAATTTGTTTTTGTAGCCAAGTATTTAGTCAGTTCATCATAGGTTTCCCAAAACAGTTTGTCATCTTCTGCTTCAGTTTCGGTCATTGCACCACGTGCCACAGCACGGTTGGCCTTGTAAGGTTTGTAGTAGTCTTTGCGCCAGCTTCGACCTTCTAATGCGAATACCACATGATCTGCTTGAAAACGCTTGGCCACCTTGTTGGCAGCCATAATTGTAACATGCAAGGCAAAGCCTAGTTTGGTCCATGTGTCACTAGCACGGTGTGCGCTGTGTCTAGCACGGAAAAACATGTTGGCTGTATCAATCAGTAGGTATTTCATCTGCACTCACAATTTGGTTGTTGAGCATGTATTGTAGCACATGTTTGGCCCAAAAGCAATGGGCTTCTTTACCAAAATGATATCCAAATGGGCGTGTGTACTTGAAACCGTTGTTTTCTAACACAGTATTATAACTGGAACTTCGGAGGTATGGATCAATGTAATCCACTTCCCAATCATACTTGTTTTGGATATCACTAAATGTGCTGTGGCCGCTGAAGAATAGGTGGTTGATATTTTGTTGTTTAAGTTCGCAATGTAGGTCCCAGATATCTTGATGGGCCTGCTGTGTTTTCTGATGCCAATCAACTTCGGTCACATATTGTTTGTAGCGATCCGTCCATTCCGGTGGAACCATGTCAATGCCACTTGCGTTAACTTGATACCAATAATTGGTTGCGTTGTGAAACCATTCTTCACGTTCCCAAGTGGTCCATTGTATAACCATGAATGTGTCTGTTAACTTGTCAGGATTGTTTTTGATCCACTCACGTGTGGTTCTTAAAATACGTGGGTTGCTACCACCGCTTTGTGCATCACAATAAAACTCTGTGGCTCTCAACATCTCTGATAGTTTCTTGCCCCAACTGACTTTTAGATTTTCAGGATGAGGAACTTGCCCCCATTTGTAGTATTCTGGATCATCCTCGGCCCAGGCATGTTCTACGTTAGCATCGCAAGCGGCGGTGTGACTGCAACCATTCACATACAGGATCATTTTTGTAGTAATACTTTTTCAGTCTCTGCGGCCACCACACGTTTGCGCAAACTTGAACTGGAGAACGAGTGATCTCTACCATTGAACACAAGTTCAATGCCACGCATTCCACACTCCTCATAGCCAGAGAAATTTAGGTGTTGATATTCAACACCCAAGATGCGTACATCTACAGGTAAAATTAACAAGAGGTCACGAAGATCCTGCTCGGTTTGATATACAACGACTTCATCAACATAACGGCATGCGGCCAACTGTATTTGTCTCTCAACAATACTTTGTATAGGGAGATTTTTAGTTTCAGGTCTATCAATAGTTGGGTCTGTCTGGAGCCCACAGATCAGGTAGTCACAATGATTCTTGGCCTCTGACAGCATGGCAATGTGCCCTGCGTGGAGCATGTCAAAGGTTGAGAAAGTGATACCAATTTTCTTTCCGTCTTGTTTGAGTTGTTTGATATGATTGAAAATCATGACACTTCAGTTCTTCCACCACCAATGTCTCTAGTGTTAACATACTGTCCAACACCTTTGATTATGGCCTGTTCTTGTTCCCAGGTTTCCATCACAACGTGTCTACACACATTTTGGAACCAACGATCTACAATGTCAGCATCCACATCATCGGGTTTCATCATGTAACCGGCTTTGACCAGTCGTGCTACAAAGATTTCATTCCAGTCTAGTTCAAACGCACCCTGGTGTAAATTGTCAGGATCAATGTCCATACGTACCATTGCCACATATGGTTCGTTCTTTTCTGTAGCAAGCTCTTTTTCAGTCTTGACCGGCGCCTTGACCTTTTGCTCTTTGGGAGCCTTGGGCTCTACTGGTGCCTTGGCTTTTTTCTTTAACCATTCAAACATTTATTTCCCCCATCCGTTGCCCCAAAGATCAACGTGTAATCTTGGAGTGTACCAGTAGCCACGCTTGAGTGCTTCGTCTGCCACATGGATACGTGTCTTGTCGTATAAACTAACAACACCACCTAGTGGCATCACAAACACTGGGCCTGCAAAGCCACGATTACGATAGTCATCTACAACTACGTCAAGTTCTGCAAAGTCATCAATATGTCCCACAACAAACTTTAGATAGGTAATACCATATGTTTCATAGTCCCAAATAATATCAGGCTTGATGGCATCTTCGTATTTCTCGCCACTTGATGTCAGTTTAGGACTGACCGAGAATGTGATCTCACCAGCCCAGTTGTTAAGATATGTTTTGAAATCACGGGTCAAATCTTGAGTACCATTGGTCTCAAATGTGATGTGGCGCAGGCCACGCTCGTGTAACTTGTCCAACAATTCTGGATAGGCCTTTTGCCAACCCAACAGCGGCTCACCACCTGTGATCACCAAGTGTACTGGATTGCCATTTGGCTGTTGCCAGTTGCCATGCGGCAGTAGCGCCGCCATCTTGTCCACAAGCTCATCTGCTGTGTATGTTGGACTTAGATGTTTGAATGCTGGATGCCATGACGCATAGCTGTCACATCCAGTGTTCACCAGCGGAAGCTCTTCGAATGTCTTGTACAGATTCACAGTCTTTGCCACTTCGTCTGCTTCGGGGCTTTTCTCGCCAGGCTTGCAACCAAAGCCTGAGCAGGTAAAGTTACAACCAAACATACGGAGGAAAATGCTCGGAACACCTACGTAACGGCCTTCACCTTGTGCTGAATAAAATAGTTCACTTACTTTAAATTTCATAGTCTTGTTACCTTTGTCATTCCCGACTTGCGGGGATCTTTATTTAGATTGATACTCTCTTCACGCATTATAACACGAGTAGATTGTTTTGTCACCCAGCCCGGCAATACTGCATCCAAATAGGCCAAATGCTCTGCTGGACTAGGGTGTGGATCACCATCTCTGTTGGGCCAACTGTTAGGAAACAGCACAACCTTGTAACTGGGCAAGATAGAATCTACAACATCTTGATAGATATTTAGAGAATCAATATTGTCCATAGATAAAAATTGCCAATGGGTTTTTCGACTTTCTAGTAGTGTTTTCACTGCTTTGATGTGGGCTAGAGTTTTTATTAGTAGTCCACGCTCGTCAACATGATTCTCAAGATATTCTTTATTGTAGATTGGGCATGTGAACATGTTGCCCAGTGTGTGCCATCGACTACCAATATATCTATCTTCACGAGTAGGTGTAGTCCAACATACAATCACTGTATCATCAGCACCAAACGCCTGTCGTTGATCTGCCTCCATTACGCTATTGAATATAAACTCATTTCCAGCACCACTTTGCGCCCAGTTTTCAAAATAATCAAATTCTGGGGCAAGACAATCGGCCCAGGTACTCCAGCGGTAGTTTGTAAAACTACAACCAAATGTAACCAGTCGGTGCATTATGCCGCTAGTTGTTTTATAGAGAACGAGCCTTGTGCCTTGGCAGCACCTTTACCACGCTGACTTCCTTTGCTGTCAACTGCACCCACAAGATCCAATGTGGCCTTGCCAAAATTACGGCGTCGGGCAAAGTAAAACAATTCCAAAAATCTATTAAGACTCATGGTTTTGTCTTCCGGAAAGTCCAGGCGATATGTTGTGGCAATCTTTTCCAAAGGTCGGTCAAAACTCAAGTAGTCCCAGAGATTATAATCAGACTCAAGATTCATAGGATATTGGTTTCTATCATTGTACTTGATATAGTAATTTCTTTGCAGTTTCATCAAGCTGGCCAGCAAATCTTCGGGCAAGTCATATCGTTGTAAAAATACTTCCAAGAAATCGTATAACTCATCCACACGGTCTTCCTGGTGCATGTTCATTGAGGTACGATGGATAATGTTCCAACCATGTATCTCTACACCAATTTTGGGATGGTTGATTTTGCCAGTATTCATCCAGTTAGAAAAATATGTTCTAGCTTCGTCTGCTTCGTTCTTCATCCACTCATTGGTCATGAAATACGCAAACAGATCTTCATAGTAGTCGTTATAACTGATGCCTAGATACTTGTTGATAAATCTAGC